GTTTTTGGTTTTAAAATAGTAAAGTTTGAACACAGCCATACGACCCTATCTGAACCAGAAATCACTTCAGCTCCTTCTTTATCTACCCCATCCCTATTTAGTTGCACTGTTGCCAAAACTGGTAGTTTGAACTTTACCGCAAAATTATGCAATGCAGTTATTAAAAATCCAAGGAGTTGATATTCTTGTAGGTTATTGTTTTTTAAGCCTCCATCATCCATAAGTTTGATGTAATCGTAAACTATGAGGCATGGATTAGCAGATCCATTGCTGTTAAACCCAACCTTTTTGGACAACCATCTTCTTGCTATGGACATTATAGCTTGTGGAGCAAGCCCAGCTACCGAAAAATGATCAATTGATAAGTTTTCTATATGGGACTGACACTCCCATATTGCTGCAGATTCTTTCTCATCATACTTGAAATTTCCAGTTTCGATATGATTAAGGTCAATGTTAGATACCATAGATGCCAGTCTGTGTAATTGCGCATCACTTGTAAGTTCTGTGTCCAAATACAATACTGGTATCCCATTTTCTGCAACATTTCTCGCAACATTTAAGCAGAAAAAGCTTTTACCCTGTTTTGGTCTAGCCCCAACCACATTTACGGTTGCTGGTCTCAGCCCCCCTCCGATTGCTGTATCCCAAGCTGGAAATCCTGTTGGTAACCCCACGATGTCTTGGGGTGTTTCCTCAAGAGCTTTCATGGAAGCACTATACTGTTGCCCCAAAGACACAACTCCATTTCCTTGAGACATGGTTTTCCCAGTAAATTCAAAAATAGGTTCTTCTATTGTTCCTATAATTGTGTCTATGTCTTCGGCACCAGTAATCGACTTTAGATTGTTGCATACTGCATTAGCTGCCATAAAACCTTGTCTGGCTAGGGACAATTTATAGACTGCGATAACCATAGACATTACATTGTCTTGTGATGTATTTGTCTCGGACATTATTGCATCCAAATACTCCGAGTATTTACCACCAGATACAAAATTTTCATATCCTAGCATTTTTGCCGCTGCCTGGATACTCGGAATATCAAAATCTTTTATATCTCCAACATGTACTAAATGAGAGAATATTTTGAAAAGCTCTTGATTATGTATCCAATAAAAATCCGTAACTCCGATGATCTCTTCAACCTCGAAGAAACATTCATATCCGTATGTGGTTATTCCCGCAAGAATAGCTCGTTCCATGCCGGAGTCTTGCAAAATAGCATTAGTTTTATTAGCCATGCTAACGATGCCTTTTGAGTTTATTTAGACAGTTTTTGCACTTTTGTCCTATTTCTCCACCACTAAATTTAGTTGTAATTTTTTGTCCGCATTCATTGCATTCTACAACATATGTCTTTGGTGGGGGTCTTTTCTGTTTGTTTGTTCTGGCTGCCCTTGCCTTATTTGCTTTAATCTCTTCTGGGTCAGGTTCTTCTGTTATTAAATGTGATTGTTTTTTCTCGACAGTCTTCTTCTTGCTTTTCTTGGTTTTCCCTGTGGTGGTGCTTTCGGATTTTGTTTTTGGAGTGTTAATAGCAGATTCTGCTATTGCTATTATTTCATGGAGAATACCTTGTGCGTCTTGTTTCTGAGACACAACACACAATTCTTCTCCCGTCATTTCATTGTACCCAAAACAAACAAGATTCCAATCTTGAGTTTGGATTCCTTTCTTTATTTTTTCCATTGGACTCATATACATTTTCCTTCGTTATATCTTGCCCTAACTAGGTTGTTTATGTTTTGACTCATTAATTCAATTCTTCTAGCAATATATGAAATTTTGTCATTCCTGTATTCTGCTTGTCTAACCCATGTTGTTAATTTCGTTTTATCTTCACCAAACATTTTAGCAGACACATGCTTTGCCCACCTTAAGAATGATACACATTCATTGCTCTTTTGTTGCAAGAATAATGCATATTGGGACAAAATAACAGAATCTTCAGACAGTTGTACTGAAGATCTTTCACGTAAAGTATCTCTGTCAAAACATAAAATATTTTCCATGTCGTCACTATTTGGTTGATAAAACGACAACCCAAGAGATTCAATCCATAAATCTAACTCTTTTCTGTAGTTATCATAATGATCGTTCAAATCACTCATGATATATCTCTACTAATCTAAAACCATTTAGTTCACACCAGTCTCGCTTCCTTTGGTCTGTATCTTGTTGTCTATGAAAATCTTGAATTGTTTTATGAAAATGTTTAGTGTGATGAGTATGTTGTCGTCCATGGCATTCTATAACCATTTTAATTGATGGTATAAAAAAATCCAAAACAAAATTTTCACCACTGACCACAACTTCTTCGTATATCCGGTCATGCGGATATTGTTGAACCAGTTGTTGCCCAATATCGTGTTGAAATTGAGATTTAGATTTTTCCCTCAGATGTTTGTTACTGAGTCTTATTCTTGTTTCATTGCCATTCAACAATTTGACTATCATGTTATACTTCTATATCCTCACAGTTGAATCTCGTTGTAACACCAATAGTTCCATCAAATAATTCACATTTTACTCCAGCTTCTTGCATCATTTCCCACCCACACTGAATACTCTGCTTCCACGAGGCATGTCCAGAAGCCATAGCCATTAACTGGGCATGTCCTACAACTTTTCGTATTCCAGACTGGATAATAGCTTTAGAGCAATTTGTGCATGACACAAAAGGACAATATAGGATAGTGCCCGATGTACTTTTACCGTTCCTTGCAGCATTAAATATGGCACTAGTCTCTGCATGTACCACCAACATATTTTTTATTTCTCTGTTTTCAAGTCTTGGTCTTGTTTCCGCCACCCCTGTGGCAAACTTATTTGTTCCAAAAACGAGAATTTTGTTGTTTTTAACTAGTACTGAACCATTTCTTGTATTTGGGTCTGAGCTTGTTGAATTGGCATGTCCATACGCTAAAAGCAGAAAATCTCTTGCAAAAGGATCTTTTGTTATTGAGAATGGTTGTGGTAGCCAACTAAGCTCATCAATCAGGTTATTCATTTTTTTCTCCAAGTTTAATTGTTGGCAACACAATTTTTCTTATTTCTTTTTCTATGGTTTTTAATTCATTGTCATTTTCTCTCAAAAAGTTTGACAATCTAGCTAATCCTTGGAATTTTGGTGCGCTTTCTTTTGTTCCAAACATGGGAATGGAGTACCATGCCCCAGCCTTCTCTATGAGTCCCAAATTTTCCGCAGTAAGTATTATGTCTCGAACATTATCTATTCCTATTCCATATCTAAGAGGTAGTACGCATGGAAGCAATGGCCTGCCCATTGCGGAACATTGGACTGTTATGTGCATATCGTGACCATCCGGTGCATTTGTTTCGGCATTTCTCTCCCACTGTTGTGTCCATGTCACCTTCAACCAGACAGAACACGCATACTGTACGGCTATTCCACCCTTTTCAATGTATTTAGCACCACGAGGTTCTCTGCTGCTTATAAGTTGGGAAATAAAGATTAATATTACATCTTGTGCATCAACTACCTGTTGTATTCTCCTGAAGAATGCAGACAATAGTTTTGCAGGTCCAGCCATATCCCTACTACTTCCTATCTGGTCTTCCTGCTCTGTCATTGTGGACAATGCCGCTATACTGTCTATAACCACAACAGCTTTCTTCGTTGTCTTTGCTATTCTCTCAATTATGTCCAAATAGTTCTCTGCTGTTAATATGCTGTCAACTTTATGGGGCACAACTTGTAATTTTTTAGGATCTAGTCCTTTAATTGTTCCAAGCAATTCTGGTGTACATCTTTTTTCTATATTAACATAGAATGTTGGACGATCTAACAATTGGGCATTTTTCAACAATTCAAGACATAGGGTAGTTTTTCCGGACTTTGGTTTGCCCGTTATTAAACAAATAGTACCATCAGGTATTCCCCCACCCAATGCTACATCCAAAGACAACGGAGTATTAAGAACATCTCTGGAACGAGGAGGTAATGCTACTGAGGCATTGTCTATGATGCCTTCTCCGTACATTCTCGTCAAAACCGCATCTAGTGGTTCTTCTTCTATTTTAGGTTTTCTTTTTGCCATGTTCAATTTCTCTAATTTTTGCTAACCTGTTGTCTGGTTTTGGTGTTACAAATGTGGAATTTTTTTGTTCATCTATTTCAACATATGTGTCTGTTTGTGATAATGTTCTTCTTTTATTTTTCATGTCCTCAATTAGTAGGAGGGTCAATTTAATTACTTTTTCTATTGTTTTCTTTGACACTAGAGCTTTTATATTGTGTGTTTTAATGACGTCTATTAGTGCTCTTTGTGTAATTGGGTCCGTCAAATCTAATTTTTGTTTAAGATTAGCAATTCCACGAACTTCTCTCCTGTATTTTG